GTCTCACAATGCGACCAACAGATTGTGCAATTCCAATATAATCCATTGGACGCATAAAGATAACAGCATCGAGACCAGAAACTGAAATACCTTCACAGATGATAGAGTGGTGGATAACAACAAACTTCTTGCTATTGTCCTTGCCCCAGGCATTTAGGACATCAAAGAACTGCTCTCGATTGACTTTTTTGCCATCAATGATTGCTCCAGTCTTACTCGTAATCACCATCCAAGAGTAACCACGATCCTCAAGTTCTTTGCAGAAGTCAGTCTCAGAAATCAGACCAATGATTTGCTTGGTAGTCTTAGCACAAATGAGAGCTTTGGTGACTTTATAATCATCAATCGTTTCCATCAGATTCTCTGCATCTCGGTCAAAGATTACCTGACGACCTTTAACCATAGGAAGTTGCTTAACTTCCACTTTAGGTGGAACAATATAACCACCACGAACCATCTCAGGACCAGAAACATTTGCAATGATTTGCCCATAAACTTCACTCCAATTCATTCCAGGTTTGCCAATGACATTGGAGTTCTTAGGAGTGGCAGTATATGAATAGAATCGCTTTGCAGTCTTGGAGAAGTGCTCTACAGCAGGAAAGAAATGCTTTTGCACACTATTGTGCGCTTCATCCATATGAACAGTATCTACTTCGATTTCTGCTTGTTGAAGGCGAGAAAGTGAATGATATGTGGTAAAGATGAGTTTATGAGAATCCTTATGAGTATCAACCCAGTTACGAATCTCATAAGGACGAGTAGAAGATTCCCAGTGAGTTTCTCCGCTATGGCAGTGAAATACCTTGGCATTAGTGATGAACTCAAGGTACTCGTGAGAAAGTTGCTCTGCAAGGAGAATCCTAGGACTCACAATAACAACAGTCTTAGGAGTTTCTGCTGCAAACTCACGAACAGTATCAGCAACACCAACAAGAGTTTTACCTGCACCAGTTACAGCACAGATAATTCCTCTAGCATACTTCAACATCGCTTTTACTGCGCGTTCTTGATGCGGACGGAGTTGAATGTTCATCGTATTGGTGCTCATACTATAAGTGCAGTTTCAGGGGCCCAGTATCAGTTACTAATCTGTTTGTATCGCTTAAGATCTTCAATCACACTCATCATTGTAGCACGACTGTATCCAGTTGCATACTCTGGTCTCTTCTCAGTTTCATCAGAATTGTAATCTACTGCATCACATACATCATAACCAGATTGGAGAGTTCTGATGATGCGATCAAACACATAATCGGGGATTTGAATGTAACTCATGGTTCTCGGTGGTTTAGTATCTAAAGACAAGAATAGAGCACTTCTAGAGGCATCTAGAGTGCTCTAATGGCAGTTAATCAACCACCAAACATTTCATCGAAGAGATCATCCATTTCGCGGATTTCGTTCTGTCGATCAATCAAGTTACGCATCTGAATGAGCGCATCTTGTTCCATCTTAAGTTTCATAAGTTGGTCGCCAATGTGATGCAGTTTGTTGTTAATCTCCACACGATCTAAACCATTAACTGCAGTGACATTGTGTTCAATGCCGTTGATGATTTGTGGTTTGTCAGTAACAATGAAGGTCATTCAAAAATCTTGCTTATACCACTGCTACACTTTCAGGGGCCCAGTAACTATTTGCCTGGTGTCAGTGATGATTGATATTCGCTTGCAGGTTTTTCTCTCTTTTTCTGCAAATCTGCTTGCAATCTCTTACCAGTTCTTACAATTCTCTTCTTCTCATCTCTCGTATAAGGTCTCTTTTCTCCTTTTGGAAGTAGAGAACCTTTAATCATGTGATCTTCTTTTTCACCAGAAGGTTTCTTTGCTGGTGCTTTCTTTGAGAGAAGCTTTGATGCTTCTTTCTCTGCTTCTTTTGCTTTTGGTTTTGGTTTTGCTGCTTCAGGTTTTTGTCCTGCTTTCTTAGCAGCAATTCTTGCTTGTGCTGCTTTTCTTCTTTCTGCTTTTACCTTCTCAGCATAAGATTGTGCAACTTCTTTGCTACCTCTTTCCTTTTCAGGTTGTTGTACTCTTGTGGATGCTTGTTTTTGAGTACCAACATCTTTTCTTTCTTTGTAAGAGACAGGAACTCTCTTAACTTTACCAGTCTCAGGATCTCTGACTGACTTCATTCTTCTCATTTCAGGAGCAGTCTTCTTGCGCTCAGCTCCAATCTTGGTGCCATCACCACCGCGACGGATTTGTGATGAACCCATGACGCTAGCATCATAAGCTGCTTCAGCAAGAATCATAAACTCCTGGAATGATTTCATCGTTACCTAAACACTCTTCTCAGTATTTAGTTATCTTCAGCGTCTCGCAGTTTGTCTTGTGCAGACTTACTAATCTTACACACCATGTCATTGTCATAGAAATACTTAACACGCTCACGACGAGCAGCAATCAAGAGATCGTATTCTTCCTGTTGTTGCTTAGTGAAAGTGAAATCTTGACGACGCCAAGTTTCTTTCATTTCGCGGATGTGAGGAAGAACATTAACAGTTTCAGTCATTTTCTTAGAATACAGTAAAATCGAAGTCAGTGGGGAGTTTAGTGGACAGTTTGGAAATTGTCACTCAATAGTCATAATTTCCATTGAGATAGTCTTTCATGTTGAAATCGTTTTCTTCTTCAATGAGATCAATCAAATCATCTCCAACAAAATCAAAGTTTTGCAATTCTTCAATTTGAATGTCATCAAAGCAATCCATAAAATCGTTCATGCTTACACTATTAGTACAGTTTCGAGGGCCCAGTTTCATCAAAGATTCTTGGATTATATGATTCATCAATAATCAAATTGATTTGTGGAGTATCATTCCAGTGACGAATAGCATTGGCAATAATAAAACAGTTGGTGATAAAAATAGACAGAAACATTACAAGGCGGATAAGTGCAACCCTATCCGCCTCTTTATCACACTTACTTGCTTTTTCTCCCAGTGCTTTAGCAAGCAATCGCCAAGCATTTTTCTGTTTTTTCATGAATTGATTTTCTTGACTTAATGTATGTTAGTTCTTTCCAATCTTGTTGATAACAAATCACAAGCAATCGTTCATTCTTATGAATAGGGCAACATTCAAGGTTTATTTCATCTTTAGGACGAACAACATACTCAATGGTAATGTACTCTTTGTCCTTGAAGTAAACCCATCCTTCAACACCTTTTGTCCATTTAACATAATCGTTAACTTGTGGTTCGTAAGTCATACAAATGCTGCTTCTAAAGGGTTGAGTTTCAGAGGCATCGCGGTATAGTTCCGCGTATCCTTGATATTTACACAAGCACCGATGGTCTTACTATTGACTGGGGCGAAGTATTCTCTAGTTTTGGATTTGTAGAATCCCCAAATTGTCCTTGTAGTGGCACCATTATTGTAATCAAACTTGCGATGGCAACGCAACCAAATAGCGACCACACCACGCTTGAACTCTTCAAACTCATAACTATAATTCTCTGGGGCTTTGTGAGGAAACTCAACAATCGTAAAATCTGTCCTTTGACATATATTTAATTTGCTCTTGGAGCTTGAGGATTTCATGCTGCTGCTCAGTAATCTTTTGTTGTAGAAAAGTGATGCGTTCTTGATACTGTTGTTTCAGATCAAAAGCAAAACGATTAAATTCAGGATTACTCATCAGGTGGTGAACTCCTCAACAATACGGGATTCTTCTTCATCAACAAGAGCAAACCTTCGCGCATTTAGAATATTCTCCCGAAGGTTGCTATAGAACTTTTCATTAAAGTTGCAATCTTCTGCAGAGATCAAATCAAAACATTCATCATCGTGTTCTGCAATAACATTCCAGATTCCACCATACTCACTAGAGGGAAAAGGAATGTAATGGTCAACGATATAAAGATACTTCATTGTTGTTTGTAAATTACCTCTCAAGTTTAACGAAAATCAGTGTTGTTGTCAATGTCACCAACAAAGATAAGTGCAACACCTATAGTTGCTAGTACACCAAGTCCAAATCCAGCAATAAAAATCATCTTTAATTTTTGACTACTTAAGTATTATACACCAGGTTTATCCAAATTGGTGGTCTGATTGGACAGTTATTCAAGTGTCCTCTGTTTTCTTTTTTGATAATAAAGTTTATTGTATTCTCTTAACCTTTCTTTATTATCTCTAGTGTATTTTTTTATTCTATCTTTATTATTTTTTCTCCACTCTGCTAGATACTCCAATTTACTATCTTTATTTTTTTCATAGTATTCTCTCTTTTTTTCTTTATTATTTTGATAGTATTTTTTATTCTTATCTTTAATTTTCTCCAGATTATTTTCTTTATAAAATTTATAATATTCACTAAAAGTTTCAAACACCAAATCATATTTTTTACGACCTTGACCACCTAAAGTCATATTATATCCATTTCTGTAAGTATCATAAAAATCAATAAAATATATTTCTTTTTCGTCTAAATGTTCAATATCACATTCATCAATGATACCATATATGAAGTTATCCCATCTATATTTCCTAACGGCATTATAAAATTTACAATATAATCTTTTACTATCAGTTAAATGTCTTTGCTTTCTTATCTCTTCTCGAATTGTTTGGCCAATATATTTCTTTCCTGTAGAAATACAATGGTAACAATAAATCTTGCCCTGATTAGACATAACTGCTTCTTAAATTAGGTGACTTAATATTTATACAAGAAAAGGAGCATTTCTGCTCCTCATCTACTCTATAGTGTCACCTAATTAGAGCACTAATATTTATCATCAATATAAAACTCTTGGATGATATAATCGCTAGTAACCTCATACTTTTCAGCTAACCTATCAACTTCCCTCCAAAACTCTTCTGCAACTTTGTCCATTTCTGCTCGTTTAATCAGGTCTCGTATGTTTTTTGGAATCATTTGTTTTTAACTCATCTAGGTAATCAAAATGTTTGGAGAATAGTACAAAAAAGAACCATGCAAATGCTGCAGAAATGAGAAGAAAGTAAATCACCTAATTTGACTACTTGGAGGACTCTTGAGGTTTTCTATTGCTTTTGTGCGATAATAAGCATCATACAATCGTTCATCTCGTTGTACTAGAAAGACATTCCAACCAATCATGGCAAGGAAACCTAATGCAAATACAGTGATGTACTTACGGTTCATTTAGAAGAAACTCCAGTGTTCTTAAAAATCATATTGGCAAGAATCACAATAGCAAGGTTCTGCCAAATAGTCAAAGAAACATTAAACCAAGATAGAATAAGTCCAAGTAAGGCTGCCTCAAAGAAAAGTAAAGCAACTACAAGAACAATCGCACCAAAAGCAATACCTAAAGCAGTAGAAGTTTTCATAGGTCAAACAGCAAGAGCACCAGAGGGGATTTCAACGATTTCGGGAAGTTTAGTATCGTCGTATTGATTCAAATTATAGCACACCCATTCACCATTGCGGAAGATATATGCAAACTCTTCGCTATTATCGGGAAGAAGATACTCGCATAGATCAGCATCAAGGCGAGGAGGGCAATTATCACCACGCTGAGAATAATACAGCGGACCTTGTGATACAGTTTCATTATTGAAACCAGCATTAGTCCAAGGAGAACTCATATCTCCACCATCAATGAGTTCAGCAACTTTCTCTTTAGTATTGTAGTGAGTACGAAGAATACGACCCATCCACTCAGGATAACCATCCCAATGTGCATATGCAGACAGAATCGAACCATCAGCAAGTTCAAGACCGATGCGAGAACGAGTTGCCATTTCAAAAGTTGTGCTTACACTA